ACCAGCGGGTAAAGGAAAACCAATTAAAGGAAAACCAATGGCAAAACAAATGACTTTATTTGGAGGTAATACTCCTAACTATCCAATCGAATCGAGATGGGACTACGAAGCAAATTGGGAGAGTGCCCAATCAGAGCCCTCTTCCCGTAGAGGTAGAGGACCGTATCCGGGATCTAAACGGCAGCCACTATTACCTATAGTAGGTAAAGCTAGGCACGTACCCGGTCAAGGGGGTCCTGTCTATTCCCCAACGAATCCAAGGAATAAACCTCCCAATTTAGCATTATACAAAGGTGGATTTAATCCTAATGCACCTATGCCCAGAAGCGGTGTGAATCTAAATCCCGCTCCAAATTTGGCGGTAGTAAATAATACTACACTTCAATCAGCAGCTAAAACACTTCCTAAGGAGGCTAGTAAAACTCTTTTAAAATCGGTAGGTAAGATGGCTATATTCGGAAGGCTTATGGGCTGGGGTATGATTGCTATGACTGCTTGGATGGTTATGGAGGCAATGGGATTGACAGGCAAAAAGGGTAAAGCGGATAAAGAAACCATAGCCGCATTAGATGTTATTGGTTCTCAATGGGCACAGAAAGAAGCCGCAAGCGGTGAATTTTTAAAGGTTCGAAAAGGAAGTGAACAGATGCAACAATTTGCAGATTTCGCTGAAGAAAAACAAAGAGGGCAAAGAGATATGAATCTGGCGATGAGTGGTGAATTAGACTCATTACTTGGGGGCAAGGCAAGTTTATTGTCTAAAGCATCTTTAGCACAACCACAAACACAACAAATAATACAGAGTTTTGGAGGACAGATTTAATGTTAGGTCCTGTTTTAAAAGGAGCAAGAGGAATAAGTAGTGCATTTGGTAAAGCTAGATCTTCTGTGGGTGGTGCATGGGCAGGTAGTCCGGGTGTTACAGGTAAATTAGATTTAGCGCAATCTGCTCTATCGGGTATGAAGGTAGGAGATATGGTTAATAATCCAATGATTGGAGTACCCTCTGCAGTACTTACAGGTATGTTTGCTAAAGATGTGATAATCGATCCTATAGCAAATTCAATGGATCCCGGTGGTGCTTGGATGCCTTGGAACGAAGCAGGTCCTAATACAGATCCTTATCAAATGGCACTAAGAGAAGCCAAGATAGCACACGAACAAAAACAAAGAGCTCTAATGCAACAATTAGAGATTGAAGAATTTCAAAAGAAAGCAATGAGAGCGTCTATGCGACTTGCGGCATTAGACCCTCATTTGTACAATGAAGTGATGGCAGGGCGATCCTTACCCAAAGACGCTGTAGTTTTTGGGGGTCAACCCCGTCAAGATTTAATGGAAGAACTGTCTGTAGCCATGGCTCAAGGGCAATTCCAAGAAACCTCAGCTCAAGATGAGCTAATGCAAAGTTTAGGAGTTTAAACTATGGCTGGCGAAATAGTCCTACCAATCCAAGAATGTCCCGATTTGATTTGTTCGTATATTACAAAATCATGGGGTACTTCTGATAACACTTTAGAAGATAGAATAATGTTTTACTGCGAAAGAGATACTATTGTGGACTCTTTCCATGCAGGTTGCAATCAAGCAGATACGGGCGCAACGGTGGCATTAACAATGGCACCAGTAGCAGCCGACAATACTATTACTTTCGGTTCTGCAGTTGCAATTAGTTCTGCTGTTTCTATCGCAACAGGTGATACCCTTAATGCTGGTACTATGACAGAGACTGCTAATCTAGTTCCCGCTGGATATATTATCTACATTGATGCATCAAACCTCGATGATGCAAATGCAGATATTCATGTCCAAATGAGAATTAGAACACGAGTACGCTAATCCTTTCTCCAAGGAACGAAACCGGGCAGACGGCATGCATGTAAACGCCCCCTGCTCTGTCCGGTTTTTCGTATAATAAGTTTATGAATGAGCAGTTCTCACCTTTCGAACCCATTCGCTCGTTTGATATGCCGAGCGTTGCAATCAAACAATTATTGAGTGGGGGTTCATCATTAGAAGCAATTCGAAATTTAGCTGATCCTGACAAGAGAGCATATCTAACACCAAAAGAACAAGTCTCTTTAACTGAACAACTTAAAGATAATTACGGTGCGGATAATCCTATACTTCGAACTCTGATTGGTATTGCTACCAATCCTTTCGTATGGGCGGGTGCTTTAATATCTCCTGCGGGAGCAGAGGCATTAAGGGGAGGTAGAAGTATATTTGGAGGCGCATCTAAGGTAGCTAGAAATATAGATCGTCACGGTGGGCTCTTGGATTTAGGAGGAGTTACTTCCGCTAATCAATTATTAGCAGGGACTAATATACATATAGGATTAAAGACAGATGAGCATCTTCGAAAAATATTTATGTCAGAAGCAGAAGATGCTTTCAACCACTCTATGATTAATTCTTTTAAGGGGCAAGATGAAAAATTTATTAAACTTGGAATGAAGGGTGCACCTACAAATGTTGATGAGTTTCTTGAATACGTTGCAGTAAAGAACGGTATCAATCCTAAGAAATTAACTCGTAATGTTTTTCAACAACACTATGAACCTAGAGTGGCTCCGATGGGTGGATCAGTTACTGAAGCTGAACGAATTAAAGAAGTAATAGAAGATATTACTTCTCTAGAGTCTGTTGTTCTAAGTGGGAGACATAAAGTAATAGATAGTACTATTGAGACAATACATCCTATTGCAAAGATAGAAATTATAGGTAAGACTGAAGAAGAAGCACGTAAGATGCTTAAACAATTTCGAGGTACAGAATTTAGCAATGCGTTAAGAAAAGCAGATGACTACAAAGGGGATGGAATCTATGAGATTAGTTATAAGTCAAACACTGGATCTCATAAAGGCTACCTAGATCTTGTGGACGAGAATCTTAAGATGTCAAAAAAGGGTGAGTCTCTAGTTCATCAACTTCACCCTATTGATGTGTCGAGCCATAGAAAAGTCAAATTGACTAAAGATCTTGATCCTCTTATACAGGAACATAAAGCTCAAGAGTTAATAGATTTCTATGATTTACAGCCTTTATTGGATGCTCAAAGAAAAGCTTACGACGCACAAATCGTACATCTTATGGGGGATGTAACACACTATAAAAATACAGGTGAGCTTTTAATTGATAAAAGGAAATTAAAAACTTTATCCAGTGCATTTAATACAAACAATCCCGGAGCAGCCTTGTTTAATAGTAGGGGTGTAAAAGGTGATCCGGGAGCATTAGGTGGAGATCTTTCCGGTTCGGGTTTAGATATGTTATCTGCGGTAATAGGACATGACTTAGCGGGAGTAACTATTAAAGGTATTAAAAATACTGATAAGATGATGGATGTCTGGGCATCGGAAGCTAAAAGATTATTTGATTCTGGAACTTATGTTCCTCGCAATTCTTATGCACCTGTTACCCCCACTCATGGGGGTGTTTCACACGGTAGTTATAAGATGAAGGGTCCCTCTAACTATAGCAGTTTAGCAGAGACTTCAGAACTTACACCTCGTTCTTTACACTCGCGTCAATTACATCCGGAAGCATATGATTGGTTGATAAGAAAAGGAAGTCAAGGCACACAGAATGCTCAATCAGCAGCACATCTAAAGAGGTTAAGGAGGGATCAACGTAAAGTTGAAAAGATGATTGCACATAGTACATCTCCAACAGGAGGAGAAACCCCTCTAATTATGATGTCTTTAAATGGTAGACAATCAGCGCGAACTTATACGAAAGATGGTTCTGAGTTATGGTCTAGATTTACTCCTCACTTTCAAGTTGGTCCTACGGGAGAGACTGTAATAGATAAAAATATTTGGGGTGCTTTAATAGAAGCAGAAGAAGCTATTAAGAAAGGAGGGGGATTACCCGCAGGTAAAGCGATACCTCTCGAGGAGAGATTCCATACGGGAAGGCAATGGAGAGAAGGTAAAGTAATAGGTAAGGAAGGATCCAAAGCAGTTAGAGCTAATTGGAGTGATAGCATATTGGATTTATTAACTACTAAAAAACACTTACAACCTGAAGGTGGTTTAACTTTAGCAGATGCTATTAGTAGTGATTGGCATGCCCTGAAAGGTTTTGGGAAAGGCAAAGAATATGTTAGAGATATAATCATTCCTCATATGTCTGGTCGTGGTACTCCTGAAGGAATGATGATGAAAGCCTTAGGTATTAAAACCAGAGAGCAAATGATGCGGTTTGCTGATGGTAAGATTGGTCAAATGATTGAAGGTTTTGGAGATAAAGGAAAAGAATTTATATCCTCTATGCGGGAAATGGGTCATTTTAACGATCCATCAGGTAGTATTGCTAAGGGTCTATATGTAGGATTCCTCGGATTAAATATGTCTAGTGTAATGCTTAACATGATGCAGCCTCTTATCCATGCAACTATGTATGGAGGTCTTGATGTTGTTGGTCTTGCATATAAAGATGCATTTCTGGAGATGATGACTTATGCTAAGAACCGTGCTGCTATTCCACGATTTCGATTGACTGCTGAAGAATATGCAGATGTCCATAAAAGATCTTTTAAGCATGTAGGTGATGGACCAATGGGTGATGTACTGGGTATGACACCAGATATTATGTCTAATATTGAAGGTGTATCTTATACAGCAGGTAAAGCATATGGTGTCGAGAGTGGTTTCAAATACGCAACGATGACGTTGCCTATGAAAATGTTTGAGAAAGCTGAACTCTTTAACCGTTTAGTTTCTGCTCATGCTGTAGATCGATTGTATATGAGAGCAGGTATAAAAGTACCTCATGTAAAACCCGGTGATTCTGGTACTTGGACTAAAGACGATAATGTTTATTATAAATGGTTAAATGATGTAAACAGATTTGTTCAAGAAACACAATTTGGTGGTTCACCTTTGAATATGCCTTTGGCTTTCATGGGAGCAGGACCGGCAGGTCCAGTACTTAGTACTCCTTTGAATCGTATGTTCTTGAATTTCCCCACTCGTGCGTTTTCTTCTTGGCTTGTTACAGGTAAACAGATATCCCCCACTCGTAGAATTAGAGGAACCAATTTAGATGTTATTCCTTATTGGGCAGGTGATGCTGCTCGGTTAATGGGAACGGGTGCGATTGCTTACGAAGTGGGTAAAGAAATGATGGGTGCGGATCTGTCTAGGGGTGTAGGCATGGCTCCTATTACTGAAGTTATGGATGCGGGTTTTGTACCTCCTATTGTTAAGATACCTTTGGACATGATTAAACTTGCAAGGGGGGATATAGAATTAGCTAAGTCCTCCATACCGGGAATGGTTCCCGGAGGTATAGGTCTTGTTCGTGCAATGGGTATGTTGCCTGACTTAGGTAATCAAACTTATCTTCCTGAAATGGCTGGGTCATTACAAAGGGAGTTTGTAGATTGGAATACAACTACTCCTGATGGTATGCATCCTATATATAAAGGAGATGGTTCATTAATTAATTATGAAAAACCTTTTACTATTGTAATGAAAGGTTTAGGTATCAATTTAGAAAATCATCCTAAAGCGGGAGAGTTAGATGGGTATCTTGTAAAGCAAAGAGAGATGATCATTAAGATGGAAAACGATTATCTCATGGCTTTAATAAATAATAATATTACAAAAGCCAAAGGTATCCAAGCAGAGTTTAAAAAGAAATTTGGATTGCCCATGAAAATTTCGAAGAATCAATTAAGATCAAAATTAAGAAATTTACAAACACCAAGAACAGAAAGGATTGCGAATACTATTCCTTCAGAGTATAAAGAATTATACGATAGAACACTACAGGAAGAAGCGTCAAGGATAGGTATGACTCCTGAAGATGTAATGTTAGGAAAGACTTCAAGGAAGAGAACTACTGCAGGAGTGGAACGTTATTCCTCTGTCAGATTAAATCCTGAAACAATACAAGAAATAAAGAAACTTTTATTGGAAGAGAAAAAAGAAACACCGATACAGGAGCAGGGGTTTAACCCCTTTCAAAAATGGAATCAATAAAGAAAACTACTTTTGCAGCGATTTCATGTGTTCATACCCCCTTTGAAAATGAAGGGGCTAAAGCATGGATGCTTGCAAAACTATCAAAGATTAAACCGTCACATTTTATTTTACTTGGAGATCTATTTGATGCAGGTTCTGTATCTGTTCATCCTTCCGAGTTTGAACATGCACTTGAAGATGAATATGAGAAGGGTTATATATATCTAAAAGATATTATGGAAGTCCTACCCGATTCTACTGAATTGATATGGACTCATGGTAATCATGACGATAATATCTTGGCTAAAGACCCAAGGCGTAGTCCAAGAGGGCTACGTTCTTTACTATCATGGAACAAGCATTATGAATTCGGTGATCTATTTCGAATGTGGAAACAAATTCCTTATTCAAAATCTAAGAGTGGGGTATTTAAATTAGGTCAAATATGTTTTTATCATGGCTTTGATGCGGGTGCTAACAGTGATGACCTTGAAACTATACAGATGGCTAACCTTATGGGGGGTCATGCTCACCGATTGTTTATTAGAGGTCATACCCATAGACCTACAGTGGGGGTTGTACAATGCAAGCGTTCCCTTAAAATAAAGCTACCGTGGTACTACGCTAATGCGGGTACGATGGGACCCCTCAATCCTGACTATATGAATCGTAAGGATTCATCGGGATGGGGTGCTGGAATGGTAGTAGGTGAGGCTTCCTTGTCGGAACCTAGGAGACCCTCTACCTCAGATTGGGATGCTCACGTAGAATTGTTCGATGGCTGATAAACTTAACAATAAATTTCTAAGCGACATTGCAACTGATTGGTATTCCCAAGGTTCTCAAAATAGAGCCCCTAATTTTATAGATGTTATGCGTATACAGCAACAACGCAGTAGAGTCGGAGGGTTTAATGATCCAAAGATTCAGCGTATTGCAAGAGGTTTACTTGAAGCAGAACACAGAGGAACTAATCCTGATTTTAATAAATCTGATATGTATATTAGGACTAAGCATAGAAATGCTCCCGGTGGAAGTAGTGCTTATGGTCCCGGTCAGATAACTATGAATACTGCTAAAGATATTTCACAGAGAGGCAGCTTATCTCCAGAAGCAAAGAAGTATGTGAATAAAAGATTTATACCTGCTGGTGAATTAATGCTGCATCATGGTAATGAAGGACCAGGACGAGGAAATAAATCAGACTTTGATCCTACTTACGATTACGGTGGTCAAGCAGGATTAAATATTGAGGCTGAGTATCCTCTTTATAATGAATTGTGGGCTGCGACAATAGATAGAAAACTTAGAGATGCAGATGTCACTGCTGATCAAGTATTAGATGGTAGCGGAAGGGACGCATTCTTATCTAAGTATTACAGGTCTGGTAATAGGGGCGAATACGATCCTGCTTTTGCAAGAGGCATTATTCCTGAGAAAAGACCCAATGCATTTATGACTGCAGCTTTATTAAATAGATTTTCTCCTAAACCTCGGTGGGTTAACTAATGTTATTTTGGCCTCGAATAATTGTGATTTGTAGACCAGCGGCTACGGCTATTGCATTTTTGTCCATATTTGGATAGATACTTCACCCTCCACGATAGCCCCAGAGTACCTTCTATTTCGAGTCTGTCCTATAGGTAGTTGAACCTCTATCAGAGAGACCCAATCTTGCTTACTGAGAGCCCGTATACGGACGTTTCCGAACTCATCTATCCTCGGGGGTACCTCGTTCCTTGAAGCCTCATACAGGGTAATCTCAGCCTTCCTAGAGATACCCTTTTTTTTAGCCCATACAATCACTAACCAATCCCCCACTCCAAAAAGACGCGCATGTCTTTGTTGAGAAGTGGGGGTGGCTAGTGTGCGGGTCGGTACAGAGACGATTAGTTTCCATCTCGCCTTTGGATCTGTAGGAGAATCAACCTTCCCGCATGTTATCATTGGGAATACTTTACTTTCTTGGTACATATTCCTCTACTGTGTATATCGCCTCTGAGGTTTTACGCATACTATTAAAATCGGTTGCGTCTTTTACAGCATCTCTCCTTAGAGTATAAATAGCATCCTCATCTGCAGATTGAACCCACCATTTACCTTGTATTTTAATCCCCCACTTTTTAGGTGTTGTCAGGAGATCTATGTCCCTGTGAAATTTACTCTGTCTCATCTTCATCATCTCCTAATAGGTTAAACCCCCAATTTCTTTGTGCATTACTTAGATCTTCTTGTAATTTTTTAATGATTCGTTCTAGATCTTTATTTTTCTGTTCTAATCTTGTTACATATTCTTCATGTCTAGTATCTTTACTTCTCATCTTTATCCTCCTCTTCGATGTAAATCAAATCCTCTTCTTCTACATACTCGCTAATGTTCGAATAGTCCATCTTAGGGGCGTGGAACAATTGAACAGTTCCGTCCTCATTTAATAACGTGTTGCCATCATCATCGTGTTTGCAGAATGTTACGTCCCATACATTTATGTTTGTATGTTCATTCATTGGTCATCATCCTTATAGTGTTCACAATAATTGTCGGGTTCATCTACTTCGAATGTCTTATTACATGTAGGACATATATACCATATCTCTACATCTCTGTACTTATCATACTCTGGTTCACTCATCCTCATCCTCCTCTGGATTACCTACGGATTTCCTTTGTTCTTGTTTCCATCTGTGCCATTGAGATAATTCTGCAAGATAGTCGCATGCACTTTCAAACTCATCAATTTCTTTTTTGTAATACTTTTGGTCGCTTTCGGTCATTGCTTCAATATCGGCTTGGGCGAATGCCATGCCATACAAAAATCCTTCTATTCTTTTTCTTGTTAGTGTTGGTCTACGCATTGTTATTCTCCTCCTCCTCAAAGTAAGAGGCATAGTATTTACATATCTCACCGTCAGGTAGTACCAGTATCTTATTCATTTGTTTTCCTCTCGTGCCATTGGTTAAAGGGTTCTATATCAGTTTCACATTCACATGCAGCACACCATATGTATTCAGTAGGATAGTCTATACCGCCCCAATCTGGAGTAGGTCGATAGTCTGCATTTACTGACCATCCTGCCATATGATATTCAACGAGTTCATCTGTTTCGCCACACTTAGTGCAGCACATTTCTTGACCGTGTATCATAGTGCTGGTGCAATGAATAGGAAACCCCCACCATTGCCCTCCTCATCACGGCTTACATCTACCTGTACTTTAGTTCCGTCTTCTAGTTTCATAAGAAATACAGGAAACGGATCATCTGCATGATCATCCTTTACTTCTTCGTAGTGAGTTATAGTAGCTCCTACCAGTTGTTCGTAATATTCTTTCATTGTTGTTCTCCTATTAAAAAAAAATTGTGGGGGGGTAAATGACACGGAAGCCCTTCTATGTTAAAATCCCCCCCACTTTATTAACCCATCAACAAGATGGGATCATTAGATTGTAGGGTGTAGTAGGAGAGCCCTGGTATATATCTTATCTCTCGTTCATTGTCAAAGACACTCTGGTCTTACTACACCCCGTTAGATTGTGCGGAGAGCCTCCCATTGGTAGGGGTTCAACCTCGCTAGGCTCTTGATCCGCTATTAAAGCGTGGATTGGTAGGGGAGCAGTAGCGTCCAAGCGTCCCGGCTCTATCTTGGTTACCGACGGAGACCCATACTACTACTCCCCATAGATTGTCGATGGGTTACGCCCATCACTCGGATTCTTTTATACTCTGAATCACAGGTTGAGTTTGTACGTTAGAGATGCCAAGATTATCTCATCGATGCCCGTCTAGCCGTGGCTCCGTACATTGATTGAAGCAGGTGTGCTTCATATTTTATCCTGCTTTACCGGACGCACTCAATCAATTAGTAGATACCCTCTGCCCGTCACCTTTATTCACCAAGGATCCTGTTAAAGAAGGTACCTACTAAATGGGGCTCCCGTCACCGGGAAGGATCGGGGAGCCCTAAGAGTGGGGGTTCTAATTATTAACTGCCAAGTAATGACAGGAGGTATTCACTTTTATAAGTGGATGTGCCTCGTTCAGTATACTGACATCGAACCATACATGCAACAGTTGAATCACCATTTAATTTGGCTTCTACTTCCTCAAATGCACCGCCTAAATTTGTAGGTTCATATCCAAGAATAGTCTTGAGGTGACCTTTAAGGCGACCTAGTTCAATCTTAGCACGAATTTGTGAACCTTCGTGGGTAAGAATTGAAGAATCATTTGGAATAGTCATAGGTGCACCATTCCAGATTAGTGGTTCTGTACGATCTGGATCTTCACACAATTGATAACGGAATTGTGCTGTAACAGCAGGGAATTCTTGACGATCAGATGTTTGACGGAAAGTTCCGGGTTGTACATTTACATCGAGAACATAACAAGCATGTTCTCCTTTGGCTGGCCATTCACCTAGTGAACCCAAGCCTTGGTCTGCTTGCGACGATTCAAAATCGTTTTGCATGTTTGCGAAGATTGCCTTCGTTTCGTTAGAGATACTCATAGTAGTGCTAATCCTTTTTCTGAGCGGTTATGTATTGTTCTTCGAATGAAGTCCACGCAGACTCCTGTGGAAGTTCAATACGGTCGGGTAATTGTACACGACATTTAGTGATGCCCGCAAGGGACTCATCATTAATTGTCATAAAATGTTTTTGTGTTCTTACGGTTACGGTTTTCTTTGGTCCCGGTTTACCACCGATACCTTTCATTTGTTCTACTTTAGATTCTGAAACCCATTCTGATTCGAATGCTGCAACGAGTTCGAACATAGGAAATAACCTTTTATAAAAACTATCAGTGATTGTAAGTTCTGGTCTGATAGTATATCGATCATCACCTAGTGGAATCTTTGCGTTAACGAGGTGACAGATATAAAAGAATCCGTACCCGTGTCTGCGAAGATCCAAAGAAAATCTTAACAAGCCGTCGTATACGTCATCCCATGCACGACGACCGTCAAGATCTTTCCAATTCTCACGACCTGCTTTTTTAGTTACATGATCTTTCATCAATTGTATTGCAGGACCAAGACTATCAAGAATGATTGTCTGTGGTCTGGAAGCATTTGTTTCCGAAAGTTTAATTAATTGTTCTTTCTTCTTCTCAATTGCTTCCCAAGTGAGAACCATTTTCTGCTTGTTAACGTCCATTGGTTCACCATTAGGTGTAACACCCGGCCATATACAAGCTTGTGGATTTGGATTTGTTGTGGATGTTCCATCAGCATTAATGATGAATGCATTTGGATTTGATTGTATAAAAGATGATTTACCTGTACCGGGCATACCAACTAGGAGTCCTAGTAATTGTCCGGGTGGATGTACCATCTTCTGTCCTGAAAAACCTAAGCCAGAAAACTTCTGCGCTCCAGTTTTTCCTACTGCTAAGTCCTGTGTCTGAGTCATGTGTTTCTCCTATTCATTATCGAAATTTATATTTGGGTCTGTAGGGATAGATACTTCTTCCCTCATTGATTTGTAATTCATTTCCTCCATGGCTTGGAGTGGGGGTGGGGTATAACTAGGCATTCTAGATGCATTTGCTGTTTCTATTTGAACGGGATTAGAATCTTCAGGACAGTTCCAAGTAGTTACTTTAGATTCTTGTAATCCTAGATCATTCATCCACTCTTTGAATTCTCGTAGAGAAACAGAACAATCATTCTTTTCTCTAAACTCTTTCCATAATTCTGTTTGAGAAATATCTCCTTTATTTGCATAGATAATTCCATACAATTTTGGATAAACAATTTTTTGTAATATCTCATCTCTAAATTTTAGTAATGGGTTACTAGCCATTTAATTTACTCCTTATTAAAAAAACAAATATCGTAGTGTCCCGCCCTCGCGCTAGCGGGCGGGACACGGAGAGTCAATAATAAAATCTACACCTTCATCTCTATCTAGTTGTATGAAAGATTGAGATTGAATTATATCAGGCCATTCTTTAGGCGGTGTCATATAGAAGGGTGTAAATGGAGACATCCTTCCAAATTGTTGTAGATGAGATACAGAGCGGGGGAAGTTTTTAGGATAAGGTTTACAATTAACATATTGATTAATTAATTTTACTCTTCCGTGATATTCATCTATATAATCTTGATCCAATAACATGGTTCCATATGTAAGACTATAGTTAATAGGAGGAGACATAGCCCACTTCTCAGCGTTATGTTCATATTCCCCCTGTCCTCTATACCAATCGTTACATCTTTTAATATAGTTATCAAATCTAGGTTCTCCAAAATAGTTTTTTCGGATTTCTATTTGACCTTTACGGGGACCACGTTGAAGAGTGTGTTCTATTTCTTCGCAGTCTCTATCCTTCATACCAAATTCTATTGTTGGTTTTTGAACAGCGATATGAATCATACCCCCCACTTTTACATCTTTAGGTAGATCATATTTAGGTTGCAATAGATTATTTTCTAATGCAATTTTGAGTGTGTTCATGTAGTGTTGTGTTTGGAATTCAAGTGGACAAGTCATCAACCTATCTTCAGGTCTAAATGAAGTGGTCTTTGCATCTACTATGAATATGACATTCTGTGTTTTATGATATAGAAGAAGGTCATACATTCCTGTGAGAGAAACCTTGCCCAGCTTATGGGTCTTCGGTAAGTGTAATCTTATACCTACTTCAGAACCCAAATGCTGGAAATGATCTTGTGTTAAAAATTCATGAACAGTTGGGATCTTCTGATGTGTTTCTAGATGCATCGAGGTTTCATACCAACCTAGAGCACACCAAAAGTCCCTTTTTTCCCTTTCCATTATTCCATCTTTAGATTCACCTTTGATCCCAATTGTTTGGCATATTTCCTCAAGTTCTTCTAATCGATCTTGTAACATCTTATCCATAGCTATTGATGCTATTTCGGGTGTCTCTCTATAGAGTTCTAGTCTCCTATGAAACCATGAACCACGAGATAAAGCCTTCGACCAACGTAAGGCTGGTGAGAGTCCCAACCTTCTA